GATGTTTGACACCATTTTAAGCAAGGGTGTCAGTGGGCATAATATATCAAGTAAGTATATGCCCACATTTCCTCATTTCTATTCGGTTTTTGCAGGCTTGTCTTGAGCTGGCTTTTGCTCCGCAGGGGCTGCCGCCGGCGGGCTGCTCGGAACATCCTGTTCCGATGCAACCTTATTAATTTTAAGTATACCGTATTTCTTACATATTTCAATGTTTGACGGGTCTGAAATAAATTCAGCCATTTTAGTAGGGTCGTTATCCATGAGCTTTCTAAGGGCACTTGGGAGCTCCATAAAGAGCGATTTAGCTTTAACAGCTTGGTCGTGCATTTCTTCCAGTGAAGGCATGTCAGTATTGTCAATGTATTGACCTATACGGTCATTGACTTCTGGGAATATCCCAGTTTTTTGATAGGTTTTCATAATGTTATTTATATCGGCTGCTTTTGCGTCCGATTGATCTGTAATTTTTGGCTCTGAGCAATCAATTTGTACTCTTCTAAAGCCATTTTCTCTTTTTTTAACAATTCTTTTTGTTTTGTTTTTCATTTTTTTTCCTTAGTTTAATTGTTGTCTTAAGTCTTTATAATGTGATTTTGCTGAGCTTTTAACAGCTTCGTACACTTTTTGTACATCTCGCATTAGATCGTTTTCCATTTCTGCTTTTGGAACACCTTTGTCTATAAGCGTTTTTTCTGATTTTAATTTTTTTGTTTGCGCTTTTGTTTGTTGTTCCTGTGCTTTTAGGTTTTTAAGATCTTGCTTTAATGTTTTAGTAGCGATAGCTGAGTTTAGGATTTGTTCTCCGGCTCCTATAAGTCCCTCTCCTTCTCCTGTTTCTGCTGTTGATTGTGCCATTGCACCTGAAGGAGTTGATGAGCCTGAACCCATGGCTGAAAGCATGGGATTTAATCCTGCTTTTTTTAAGTCTTCTACTTCTCTTTGATGTGCTGTAGAAGACATTCTTTCTTGAAATTTTCTGTTTTTATAAGCTTGCTTGTATTGCATTTTGTTTGAGGCAAGCTGTCCTTGTTGCATCATAGAGCCTCCCAAAAGGGAAGCTCCTGCGCCTATACCGGCTGATGCTAACATTGCTGTTCCTGTACCTATCATAGTTTCTCCTTAGAAGTGGTCTATTAGTCCCGGTGTAGAGTATGTTGGCATTGGACGAACACATTTTAGATCGAATAATGCGTCTAATAAGAATTGTGGTTCGCTTGGTACGGCTATTACTCTATCGATTGGTGGGTCTTCTTTTATGAATCCTGCGTTTAATGCTGGTAGGCTTGAGAAGTCTTGAGCTAGATGCCATACATCAAGAGATGCAGATGCATTACTTCTATATAAGCCTGTGATTTGTGAAGGTTTATAGCGATACTCTGCGTATCTTTCTTGGTAACCAAAGGTAAGGTCATCATTTGCATCATTTTGCGCATAGATTTCTTTGTTAAGTACACTTTGTTCTCCTAGGTGTGCGAATGTTGGCCAATAGAAATCGAATCGTGTTTCTCTGGACCACATTCTATTAAGTCCTTGTTGGTATGTAATATCGGCTCTTACAGATACTATACCGATAATCATTTCATGCTCTGTAAATGATTTTGTGAAACCATTATTATTTACGCTGAATGTTCCTACACCTGAAAGGTTACCTTGTGGGTCTGTTCCTTCTTCTGCTGTTTTGGCAACAGGCATAATGTTTACATCTACTGAGCCACCACCAAGGTATTCTGGTCTTTGTAATCTGTAATCTGGTGATGTAACACCAAAGTGTGATTTTATAAGTTCTACGTATCTTGTTCCGCCTCTAGCGTCTCTTTCCAAGAATCTTTGTTGTTGAAATGCAAGTCTGATTTCATTTATTGTTGAAGCAGTTGCCTGTGTTAAATCGATATAGAGTTGTTTATCTGTAGTATCCGCATCAGCAGTTGAAGCTGCTGTTATGTTGGTTAAGTTTGCTGCGACTCTTCTCCATTCATCATTTACACTTGAAAAGACGTGTAGATTTTGATTGTCTGGAGAGTCATGTTGCACGTTTGCTCTTGTTCCTAAAGGAAGAGATACTGCATCTCCTTTTTGGGCAAATGGTAGTGCACTTGTGAAATAATCTTTTCTTTTATTTCTATCTAGTATTGCATAATCTGCTATATCGTCTGGTCCATCTCCTCTGTTAACTGTTACTGAGTCATTAAGATTTTGATCTCTATACCATTCGTTATAAATTAAATTATAAGCTCTTAAAGGTAATACATCGTGTTCTAATTCTGCTATTTTTGTTGGTAATCCGAAGTAATCTCCAATTGATAATTCCGCATGTCCGGTTCCTGCTGGCGCTTTTGTTGTAGGTATTAAGTAATCTATAGAATCACCCGGGTCAACTTGTTCTCCCATAAATTTTTGCCAGTTATCCCATACTAATCTGTATGGAACACTAAAGAAGTGTAAGTCAAATTTAATGTTGTCCATAATTGGTTTAATTGGTGTTGCTAATCTTCCGAACATCGTTGCTTTTAAATTAAAGGTATCTCCAGGCAGCGCTTGATCGTAGAATACCGGATAGAGTTTTCCTGCGTCCAGTGTTGTTTTAAGACCAGATGATCTATCAAATGTGCTTCGTTGCATTTGAGGGTTCTCAATGTTTGCAAACATTTCTTGAGCATTGATTGTTGATTTTTGTTTTCCACTTTTCATTCCTTTTCTCCTTAAATGAAAAAAGGGGCTTAGCCCCTTGTTGTTATTCTGTTTTGTTTTTTACTTCTTCTGCTGAAATTATTCTGTATTGATCTTTTTCGAATTCCATTGTTCTAGGACAATAGGTTCCAATTTGCCACAATTCAAAATCTTGTGGATGTGTTGTTAAAGGTCCTTTGTTTTGTTCATCATTTACTGCCATTCTTAATCCATGTACTGCATCCCTTTCGGTAGTTTGAGCAAATGGATTGTTAGTAGTTTTAGCTTGTAAGTCCTTTAGTACATAAAGTGTTATCATGTTTTTCCCTTTGTTATGGCGACATAATCGTCGCGTTTATATTTTAATTGTTGTTCTAAAAAATCTTGTTCTTTAGTTTTTCTGCAATTTCCTTGAGTAGAGCTACAATTTTCTCTAAAAGCGGTAGAATGTAAAGAGCTTTTTTGATTAATGATAGTAAATTTTGCAAATTTTTCATGGTCACTCCTGTTTTTAATAGCTTGCATTTGTTTATCTTGAAGTTGTTGAAAAAGATCGGGGTAATATTGTTCAATCTTTTTTTGGTAATATCTAGGCAAGCAATCGTTAGTATTTACTATCTGATCGGCATTATTTATTAAGAAGTTTAGTCCTATAGCTGGTAATTTTGATACGTCCATAGTATCACATAGTTCAAGGTATTCTCCTGTTTCTTTATCAAGAACTGTTCGTTCTTTTCCTTTTAAAGCGTATGAAGCAATGTAGTACGCTGTCTTTTCATTTGCTTCTGCAATTGAGTGGTATCCTTTTCCCCAAAGATCCTCGATTTCATTACTTATGTAGAGTGGATAACCAGCAGGGCTATCTCGAAGATACTCTTGATCAGGTGGGCTATAATTGAAAATAATAGCGTGCATATGAGGTCTGTAATATTGAGTTCCATATTCGTATGATACCATGTATTTTAATCCGTGTTCGGTCTGGTGTTCTAACCAGTTGCGGTATTCAGTACGATAATTATATGGGTTTTTTGGTATTTTTAATTTTTTTCTGAGTTTTTTAAAAAATTTTTGAAAATCCGATTTTACAGTTTCTTTAGATGATAAATTTTCTTCATTGTATGTAAGAGTTAAGAAACAATTTTGAGTATGTTCGGATATTTCATGTTTCGCACGTGTCGCCCAGTCGGAAGCACGGCGAGATATACATTCGTCGCATTTTCCACAGGGTAGTTTGAGTTCTCCCTCTGGGTCGAGTAAAGGGCGTCCCCCAGCTGGATTGAGGGACGCTTTTAAGGGTAGTAGGCACATGATTAAAGCCTAATTCCGCCTCGTGAGAGGAGACCAGTTTTAAGATTTTTAACATGAGTTTTCATTCCTCGTTTAAATTGTTTTTTTGAGGCTTTCGCCTTGGTTTTTTTGCGATACATTATTGCTCCTTTTGTATGTTTGACACCATTTTAAGCAAGGGTGTCAGTGGGCATAATATATCAAGTAAGTATATGCCCACATTTCCTCATTTCTATTCGGTTTTTGCAGGCTTGTCTTGAGCTGGCTTTTGCTCCGCAGGG